CGGCGAAGAAGAGCAAGCCCGCCGCAGCGCCGGCCAAAGCTCCCGCAGCCAAGAAGGGCAGCAAGCCCGCCGCGGAAGCCAAGCCGGCCAAGTCCCGCTCCCGCAAGGAGCCCAAGGAAATCGAGGACGAGTTCGTGGGCCGCGAAGGCAGCAAGTCCGCCAACGTCCGCGCTCACGTCACGAAGGCGTGGCAGTCCGACGAAGAGATCCAAGCCAAGTGCGGGGAGACACTGACTAACACCCGGCTCCGCTTGTATCACGCTGTGAAAGCCGGCACCGTGGAAGTCCGCAAACGCATCGAGTATCGCCGCATCGCCGACTAGCATGAGCGAAACCGAAATCCCGGCGGGCGACGCTCCTGTCCCCGCCAAAAAGAAGTGGCCCCGCCAGCGGGGCGAGGCGTCTGCCCCGCTCCCGCGGCCTATTGATTACGCTGCGCTGGCTGTCGCCTATCAAGCGGCCAAGTGGCGCTGGGGCGGTGAAGGGCGTGGAAACCGGGGAACCTTCCCCACTGCGGAGCAGCTCGCCAAGGGAGTGCAGGACTTGGAGCGGGCGCTGGGACCCAAGGGCACGCCCGGAGAGCTTAGCAGTGGAGGCTTGCATGTGGCGTGGGAAGGGGACACACTGCTGGTGAAATTGAACCCAAAGATAGCCAAACATTTGAATCATGTTTACACTGACAAAGGAGTTTCGGTTTGAAGCGGCTCACATGCTGCCGCTGCACGACGGGAAGTGCAAGCGTCTGCATGGGCATAGTTGGGTGGGCAAGGTGGTTCTGCAGACGCGGCGTCTACTTGAGGAGGGTTCAGAGACTGGGATGGTGCAGGACTTCGGCAAGGTGTCGGCTGTCCTGAAACCGTTTGTGGAGGACAAGCTGGATCACTGGTATCTGAACGAGTCCACCGGGCTGCTCAATCCGACTAGCGAGGAGTTGGCCCGGTGGATCTACCAGCAACTACACCCGCAGCTGATGTTGCTGGTGGCGGTTGAGATATTCGAAACCTGCACGTCCTCTTGCCGTTATGAACCTTACGCCTAATACCTATCCCATCCACGAGCGCTACCACACTTGGCAAGGGGAGGGTGTTCACATGGGCAAAGCTGCCTTCTTCATTCGGACCTTCGGCTGCCCGGTGCAGTGTCCCTGGTGCGACTCGGCGGGCACGTGGCACCCGACGTGGGTCCCTAAGGACGTGCAGCGGATGACTCCCGCGGAGCTGGCCCAGGAAGCCAAGGAGAGCGGGGCCCAGTTCGCTGTCATTACAGGCGGCGAGCCGACAGTCTACGACCTAACCCCGCTGACGGACGCGCTGGACGAGCAACTGCTGGACGTGCATTTGGAAACCAGCGGAGGGTTTGAAATCCGCGGTGGGTTTGACTGGATAACCTTGTCCCCGAAGAAGTGGAAATCCCCGCTGGCGGAGTCCGTGAAGCTGGCGGACGAGTTCAAAATTGTTGTGGAGGAGCCCGCTGATATTCAGCACTATCTAAACTTGCTGGAAGCCTTTGGTTTTAACTGGCGGGAGCAGGGTTGGCGCCACCGACCCACTTGGCCGCGCAGTGTGTGGCTGCACCCGGAATGGAGCCAACGAGATAACAAGGACGTGCTGAACGCAATATCCAACGCAGCGAAGAAGGGGATCGGGATCCTCCGGGCGGGCTGGCAACTGCACAAGCTCTATCGGGTGGACTTGGCGGACGAGCGCAGCCGAGCGCCCGTCCCGCTGGGTGGCAAACCGGAGAAGGGCTTCTGATGAAAGAGAAACGGTTTCTAACTCATCAGGAGTGCCTGACCGCTTGCGCCCGGATGGTGGAGGCTTTTGGGATTAAGCCGGACAGCCTAGTTTATGGTGTCCCGCGGGGCGGTGTTCCGGTGGCCTACCTAGTCAAAGGGTTGACGGACTGCACCTTGGGCCAGTGCCCAGAGGGTGCAGACTTTCTGGTGGACGATTTGATTGACTCCGGTGCGACCCGGAAGCGCTACGCCCAGCGTTCTACGGGCCAATTCGCTGCGCTGGGCGGCTATTTAGTTCCACCCAAAGGGACTGGCGAATGGCTCGTGTTCCCTTGGGAGCAAGGGCCGGAGGGAGCGGACACAAGCGCGGATGACATTGTGATTCGCTTGCTCGAAGTCATAGGCGAGGATCCGGCGCGTGAAGGGCTGAAAGAGACGCCGCGTCGGGTCCTTGCTGCTTGGAAGGAGTGGACGAGCGGTTACGGGCAGGACCCGGCGGCAGTGCTCAAAGTCTTCGGCGACGGGGCGGAGCGCTACGACGAAATGATTGTCGTGAAGGACTTGCCCTTCTACTCCGTGTGCGAGCATCACCTCATTCCCTTCTTCGGGACCGCTTCCATCGCCTACTTGCCCGAGCGCAACATCGTCGGCCTCTCTAAGCTGGGGCGGGTGCTGGAGATTTACGCCCGCCGTTTGCAAGTGCAGGAGCGGCTGACCACGCAAGTGGCGGACGCGATCCACCGGAGCCTCTTCCCCAAGGGCGTGGGCGTGCTGATTAAAGCCCGCCACTTGTGCATGGAGTCTCGCGGCTACGCCCGGCAGGGACACCAAACGATTACGAGTGCGCTGCTGGGAGCCTTCCTCAGTGACGCGAAAGTCCGCGCTGAGTTCCTTTCCCTGGTGCAATGAAGGAGGATAACTGCCAATTCTGCGGACTGCCCCGGTCGGGACCATCCCCAATGCCCCGACTGCGGATATACGTTTTGCGACGCTCGGTTTCATATGGATCACAAGTTGTGCGGCCGGCCTGAGCCCAAGCCGCCTAAGGGATTCAAGCCTACCCCATGATTTACACGGAGGACGTATTCATTGACTCGGGCGCCTGGTCCCTGTTTCGCTTGCGCGTGATGAAGGCGGGCAAGCGGGCGGAGGAGGAGCAGATGGGCGAGCACGGGCGGAAGAAAGAGGCTGAGATTGTCCGCGGGTCCCGGGGTGACTTCTCTTACTACACTTTGGAGCCGGGCTCACCCTTCCGCAAGTATTGTGATTCCTACTCCCGCTTCGTAAAGAAGTTCCAGGACCGGGTGGAGCTGTTCGCTAACGTGGACGTGATAGGTAACCCGGAGCGGACTTGGGAAGTGCAGCTCTACTTCGAACAGGAGCACGGGCTGAAGCTAGTTCCCGTCGTCCACCACGGCGCTTCGATCAAGTGGGTGGACAAGTATCTGGAGCGGGGACACGACATCATTGGGCTGGGCGGGATGGCCCGCCGTATGGGACGGGAGGAGCTGATGCAGTGGCTCGATAGAGTGTTCTTCCACCTCTGCCCTTCGACTAATGGGTTCAAGCCGATCGTCCGGCTCCACGGCTTTGCGGTGACGGCGTGGGAGCATATGGTCCGCTATCCCTGGTTCAGTGTGGACTCTACTTCCTGGGTGAAATATTCCGCCTACGGGTGGCTGATACTCCCCGACTGGAAGCGGGACAAGTTCCGCTTCGACTTGCCTCCGCTAGTGGTAAACCTTTCGTGGCGCTCCCCTTTCAAAAAGGATCGGAACAAGCATCTCGATTCGCTGCGGGCGGAGGACTCCAAGGACAACGTGCGGCGCTGGCTCAAGCATTGCGGCATTCCTATGGGGAAGGTGGACGGGAAGGGTGAGGTGATTGAGAAGGGCGTCGTGTCCGACTACGGGGTGCGCTCCGCGGCCAACCTCCATTACTACTGTGATCTAGAAGCGTCGCTGCCGAAGTGGCCCTGGCCGCTGGCGGGCAACATGCGAAGGCAGCGGGATATCAACTCCCGCGGGTTCGGCATAGGGGTCTAGATAATAGGGGTGCGATGAAAATTTACTACTCTGGCGGGAGCGGTTTGGAAAGCACGCCGGAGCGCTTGGTGGCGCTGCGCAAGCCCCGCGTCATGCTGACGTTCTATGACGTGCGGAAAACGGGAACGAAGGAACGGTTCATAGCCTACTTGAAAAGGAAATCCAATGCTGTTAAATCGAGAGAAGTTTCTAGCTGACTTAATGATGGTGAAGAGCGGCCTGTCGGCGCGTGAGTTCCTGGAGCAGTCTAGCTGCTTCGTGTTTAGGGACGGGCAGGTGATGACGTTCAACGACGAGGTGGCGTGCCGCAAGTCCTGCGAGTTCCCAGTGGAGGGCGCTATCCAAGCCGCCACGCTGCTGGCTATCCTGGAGAAGCTCACGGACGACAAGCTGGAAGTGGAGGAGAACGAAAAGGGCGAGCTCGAGTTCCACGGGAAGAAGAAGCGCTTCGGGGTGACTAAGGACTCGGAGATTTTCCTGCCCATTGACCGCGTGAAAATGCCCGAGCAGTGGGATCCGCTCCCGCCCGGGATGGCGGACGCAATCGCCCAGGTGCAGCATTGCGTGAGCGCGGACGAAAGCCGCTTCACGCTCACGTGCATTCATCTCCACCCTAACTGGGTGGAAGCGTGCGACAACTTTCAGGTGATGCGGGTGCGCTGCAAGACGGGGCTGGAGGAGAGCGTGCTGGTCCGCGGGTCCTCCTTGGCTGCCTTGGCGGGCGGAGTCCATTCAGAGAAGGAGGACGGCGCCGCAACGGCTGACTTAGGCATGACCCACTTTGCGATGACGAAGCCCTGGCTGCACTTCAAGAATGCGGACGGGCTCGTGCTCTCCTGCCGCCGCTACTCCGAAGAGTATCCGGACCTGGACGAGCTGATTAAAACGAAGGGCCATCCCATTGTGATTCCCAAGGGACTGAAGGACGCGAGTGAACGGGCGGCTATCTTTGCCACGGACAAGTCCGGCGACCCACTGGTTTTCATCCAGCTCAAAGCGGGGAAGATTCGGGTCCGCGGGGAAGGGCTGAGCGGCTGGTATGCAGAGGACAAGTCCGCTGCGTATGACGGGCCGCCGATGGAATTCTATATCGCTCCGGACTTGCTTTACTACATCAGCGAGAAATATGATGATGCCCAGCTTGCTCCCGACAGGCTGAAGGTGTCCGGCGGGGGTTGGGTGTATTGCACTTTCCTAGGGATGCGTCCCGCGGAGGAGAAGGCTAAGGGGTGAAAGATTTTTATCGTGCCGTTCATAATTTTCCGAAGTATCGGGTTGGGAGGGACGGTTCTGTTTGGAGTTTTAGATGTTTGGAATGGAAGCGACTGAAGTGTCGCTCTGTGGGGAGCTATCTTCAGGTTACTTTGCGTTGTCGATATTCCTCGCGCGTGCGTCAAGCATACGTTCACTCTTTAATACTCGAAACTTTTGTCGGTCCTTGTCCTTCCGGAATGGAGAGCTGCCACTGGGACGACGAGGGGTTGAATAATTCCGTGGACAATTTACGTTGGGGGACTCGCAAGGAAAATACTCAGGATGCAATAAGGAACGGGCGATTTGGATTTCTGCGCAAGCGTGGAAGGCGTCCCAAGCGTGTGCTCCACTCCGCCGTCGTAGGTGTTCCAGCTAAGGATCCTGTTAAAGCTAAAGGAATGCGGCGACCGTGGTCCCTACAAGGGGCTATTCGTGCTTGGAGGCGGAAGATACGCCGCCTTCCAGACTGGGACGCGGCTTTGCGCCGTGGTTGTGTATGAGCGCCGGCTTCTTCCAATCTTCTGTTGTCCAGCGGGCTGCCCCGCCCTCTTTGATTCCCCGCTGCGGGCAGTGCGGGCTTTACAAAACCTGCCACAGCCCCAAGATCAAACCCTACGGGAAGGGAGCGCAGCGGGTGCTGGTGGTGGGCGAAGCTCCGGGGAAGGTGGAGGACGAGCAGGGCCGGCCCTTTGTGGGTCCGGCGGGGCAGTATCTCCGCAAAGCTCTTTATCGTTTCGGGGCGGACTTGGACCGGGATGCTTGGACGACCAACGCTTTGATCTGCCGCCCGCCCGACAACGCTACGCCCGACGTGAAACAAATCTCCTATTGCCGTCCCAACGTGCTGGCAGCGATTCGGAAGTATGAACCCAATGTGATTGTGACGCTGGGCAAGTCCGCGTTGGTGAGCGTGCTCGAAGGCTACTGGCGCAACGTGGAGGCGCTGGAGCGCTGGATAGGCTGGCAGATCCCGCTGGAGCGCCACTGGATCTGCCCCACGTATCACCCAGCCTACTTGCTGCGGGTGAAGAGCGGCCAGCTGGACCGCTTGTTCAGCGGCCACTTGCAAGCGGCCTTTGAGCTGCTCGAGCCGCCGCCTAAGCAGCCGAACTGGGAGCAGCAAGTGGAAGTCTTGCTGGACGACCAAGCAGCCTGCGACGCTATTCTGTCGCTGGAAGCGGAGGGAGGCTGGGTGGCCGTGGACTACGAAACGAACTGCATCAAACCCGAGTGGCCGGAGGGCCGGATCATTTCCTGTGCGCTGGCCAACGCCCGCCGCACCATTTCGTATCTGTGGACGCCGGCCGTTTGGAAAGCGACTGAGCACTTGCTCCGCTCCGAGCGGGTGCAAAAGATTGCGGCCAACCTCAAAATGGAGGAGCGTTGGACCCGGCACGTCTTCGGCCGCGGAGTAACGAACTGGGGCTGGGACACCATGCTCGCCTCCCATTGCTTAGACAATAGGCCGGGCATCTGCTCGCTCAAGTTTCAGGCGCTTGTGAAGCTAGGGGTGCCGAGCTACAACGAAACGATTGAGCCCTACTTGGCTTCGCACAAGGGGCCCTACAACCGGCAGGAAGAAATCTACCCGCCGGCGCTGCTCACTTACGGCGGAGTGGATGCGAGGCTCGAGTATGAGCTGGCGATGATACAACGGAAGGAAATGGGTTTCACTTGAAAAAGATCCACGCCGTCCAACAGCAAGGCTATGAGCTGTTCCAGGAGGGGCTGATTGCGTTGGCCCAAGTGGAGGCGAACGGGATCCGCGTGGACGTGGAGCGGCTGGAGCGCACGAAGGAACGGCTGGCGGCGAAGATTCGTTCCCTCCGCTTAGCGATGGAGGAGGACAAGGTGTGGCGGGTGTGGCGCAAGCGCTACGGGGCCAAGGCTAACCTCATGTCGCACTCCCAGCTGGGCTACGTGCTCCACACGGAGCTGGGTTTCGAAGTCACTACGGAAACGGACTCCGGTCGGCCGTCTACGGATTCGGAGGCGCTGGCTAAGATTGATCATCCGTTCGTAAAGAGTCTGGCCAAGCTCCTCAAGTATGAGAAGGCGCTGGGCACGTTCTTGAAGGGGATCGAGCGGGAGCTAGTGGGCGACCGCATCCATCCCAGCTACAACTTGCACCTAGCCCGCAGTTTTCGGTCTAGCTCGGACTCGCCCAACTTCCAAAACTATCCCGTGCGCGACGAGGAGATTTCCAAAGTCATCCGCTCGCTGTTCATTGCGAAGCAGGGCCACCGCTTAGTGGAAAACGATTTCAAGGGCATCGAGGTGGTGCTGTCCGCGGCTTATCACAAGGACCCGGTGTTCATCGATTACATTTCCACGCCGGGAAAAGATATGCACAGAGACATGGCGGCCCAGCTTTACATGCTGGAGCCTGCGGAGGTGAGCAAGGAAGCCCGCTACGGAGCGAAGAACAAGTTCGTCTTCCCGCAGTTCTATGGCGATTACTATGTGAGCTGCGCTCGGGCCCTGTGGGAGTGGATGGGGGAGGGCAAGCTGAAGACGCCCGACGGGGTGCCGTTGGCGGAGCACTTGAACGGGCTGGGCGTCTGCGAGCTGGGCGCCTGCGATCCGGAGCAGGAGACGGTGGCGGGCACCTTTGAAAAGCACGTGCAGGAAGTGGAGCGGGACTTTTGGGAACGGCGCTTCAAGCAGTATGGGCGCTGGCGCAAGAAGTGGTATGCCGATTACTTAGAGCGCGGCTATTTTGATTTACTAACGGGCTTCCGGGTGTCGGGCGTGTTCGACCGCAAGCAAGTGACGAACTATCCCATCCAAGGCTCTGCTTTCCACTGCCTGCTGTGGACGCTGATCCAAGTCAACCGGATCCTGCAACGCAACCAAATGAAGAGCATGGTCGTGGGACAGATCCACGATAGTTTAGTGGCGGACGTAAAGGAGTCCGAGCTAGAGAAGTATTTGCGCATTGTGAACCGGGTCGTCTCCGTAGGACTGCCCTACCATTATCCCTTCCTCGTCGTGCCGCCGCAAATCGAAACGGCGATCGCGCCTGCGGGTGGGAACTGGTATCAAAAGGAAGAAGTGGAATAATGGAACTCTATAAAAAGTATCGGCCTAAGAGCATCGCCGCTGTGGTGGGACAGACGGCGGCTATGGCCTCCTTGCAGAAGCTAATGGATCGCGGGCTGCCCCACGTCATCCTGCTGACGGGTCCCAGCGGCACGGGCAAGACAACGATTGCCCGGATCCTCAAGCGCCACCTCAAGTGCGGCAATCCGGACTATCAGGAAATCGATTGTGCGATTGTCGAGTCTCCGCTGGACGAGGTGCGCCGCATCCGGAGGGTTTCTAACTTGTGCCCGATGGCGGGCGACGTGCGCATTTGGTTCCTGGAGGAAGCGCAGTCGCTGAGCCGGGCGGGGTTCTCCCAGCAGGCTATGCTCAAGCTGCTGGAGGACGTATCCGACTCAGTTTACTTTATCCTTGCCACCACGGACGCGCAGAAGCTCCACCGCGCCATCCATACCCGCTGCACCGAAATCAAGCTGGCCGCGCTGAGCGTGCCCGTGTTGGAGGAGCTAGTCCGCTCCGTCGCTACGCAGGAGAAACTGAAAGTCAGCGATGAGACGGTGGCGGAAATTGTGGAGGCGGCGGACGGCTCCGCACGCAAGGCGCTGGTCATCCTGGAGCAAGTCGGGTCGCTGTCGGCGGAGGATCAGCTCAAAGCCGTGCAAGTCAGCTCACTGAACAAGGACAAAGCCTTCGCGTTGGCCCGGGCGATTATGGGCTGGGACCGGGGAGCAACGTGGGCCACGGTGGCGAAGATGCTGCGGGACCTGGAGGACGAGGACGCGGAGGGGATCCGCTACTTGGTGCTGGCTTGCGCCCGGACCGCCATGATCGGCAAAGGGGACAAGCCGGCCAGCCCGCAACAGGCCGCCATCGGCTTCAAAGTCATCGACATCTTTTCCGAAAACTTTTACGACTCCAAGCACGCGGGACTGGCCTGGGCTTGTTATGCCGTTATGAACCAGCGATAATAGATTATGGAAAAAGAATTGCCGGAAGAGGCGCAAGGTGTCGTTCAAATCAACGAGCACAAGCTCGACCTGGAGTGCAAGCGGCTGCCTAAGGACTACCTCAAGTGGGCTTGGCTGGCGGCCGAGGCTAAGCGGGACGCAGATGAATCGAAAGCGAACTTAGCGGTCGTCCACGCGGACTTGTCCGCGGCGGTCCGCAACACCCCGGGGAAGTATGGGCTGGAGAAAGTCACGGAGGCGGGTTTGGCCGCCGCAGTGCTGCTCCTCCCGGAATACCAAAAGGCTCAGAGGCGCTTGCGGACGGCTAACTATGAGAGCGACATGCTCCAGGCAGTTGTGTGGGCGCTGGAGCACAAGAAGCGCAGCCTGACGCTGCTGGTGGACTTGCACGGCATGGGTTACTTCTCAGCGCCGAAGGTGACGAAGGAGGGACGGGCCGCCGTGGTGGGCATGGCGGAGCGCCGCCAGCGGGTCCGGTTGGAGGATTAAACATGGTAACTACTTTGTTGACTCTGCTCATACTGGTTGGTGTGTTTGTCGGCTTGCCGGTGCTGGCTTACATGATAATGAAGTTTGGCAGGACTGGATTCCTGCGAGCCGGAAAACTACAACAGAAGGAAAATAATGAAGTCGAGAAGTGATAAGTTGAAATACGTTTCCACCCGCAAGTGGGCGGAGAAGCAAGGGCAGTCGCAGTTCAACAACCACCTCACCCTGCCGGACAAGGCAGTCGTGTTCAAGCCCAAGGCGGGCAGTGTGCTGATAGACATTCTGCCTTACGAGGTGGGCGAAGGCAATCCGAACGCGGAGCCGGGCAACTTGTTTTGGACGCGGGTTTATTACGTCCACCGCGGCATCGGGGCCAACCAAGAAATGGTTATCTGCCCGCTCAAAACCGCCAAGGAACCCTGTCCCATCTGCAAGTTCCGGCAGGGCTTGATGAAAAAGGCTAGCGAGGATCACGAGGACACAATCAAAGACTTGGCCCCGCGGGAGCGGCAGCTCGTCAACCTGATCAATCTAAAGGAGCCCGACAAAGGGATCCAACTGTGGGACGTGAGCACCTACAACTTCGGCAACGTGCTGGCGGGAGTGCTGCGCAACGCAGACGAGGACGATGACTGGGACGGGTTCTATCATTTGGAGGGTGGCCTGTCCCTTAAAGTCGGCTTGGTGGAGGAGAGCTTTAGCGGCACCAAGTTCATTAGCGCGGAGAACATTTACTTCAAGCCGCGCCGGGAGGACTACGATGACAGCGTCCTTAAGAAAGTGTTCTGCTTGGACGAGCTCGTGGTGCCGCTGGAATACGAGGCGCTGAAAAAGCAGTTCTTGGAAACGTCCGAGGACCCGGAGGAGGACGAGGACGAGCCCCGGGCGGGCAAGCGCAAGCGGGTTGTGGAGGAAGAAGACGAGGATGAGGCTCCGCCCAAAAAGAAACGGGTAGTGGAAGAGGAGGAGGACGAAGCTCCGCCC